GTGACCTGATCCTCCAGCTCGCGGAACAGCCCGCCGAACAGCTTTTCGGTCGCAACATCCGAGAACAGGCGGTCGATCACGTCCAGGCTGCGCTTGAAGAAATCGCCGAACGCCTTGGGGCCATCCTTGCGCAGCGACTCCAGCGTCAGCCGGACATTTTCCCGCTGGTCATTGATCGCGCCCAGAAACGCCTGCTGGATCGCCTGCTGCTTCTGCATCTCCCGCGTCTGCTGGCGCAGCACGTCGAGATTGCCGTAAAGCTGACGGACCTGATCGGCCGTGACGCCGCGCTTCGCCAGTTCGGTGGCGAGCTGCGATTCGCTCTCCGCGCCCAGCTTGTCCATCAGCGTGTAGGTCAGCTGGAGCGCATCGGCTTCGGCCTTGCGCCCGAAAACCTGCAGCGCGGCCAGGTCGATCTGGCGCTGCTGGCTTTCCAGCATGTCAGTGATCGGCCGGACCAGGCTTTCCTGGATGGCGGGCTTCAGCGCCTGGGCCGCCGCCTTCACCCTGTTCAGCTCATCGCGCTGCGCGCTGGTCAGCGTCTTCCCCGACTCCAGCCGCTGATTGACGTCGCGGATGATGTCGTCGAGCTGTTCGGTCGCCTGTCGCGCCCGGTCGATGTCGCGGGGCGCGGTGTTATATTCGTCGTTGAGGCGCGCGACCGCCTCCGCCGCCCGATCGCTGAACCGAGCGAGCCGCTCCGCTTCCTGCGCCGCCTTCGCCGCGCTGTTGTCCTTCCTGGGCTTTTCGGGCTTCAGCAGCAGGCTGCGATCGGCGGACGTGCCGTTCCCCTGCAGCATGCGCAGCGTGGCGTCCGCGATCTTCACATTTTCCAGCTCCACGCCAAGGTTGGCGACGGATGCTGCCGCCTTGGCATAGGCTTCGTCGGTAAGTGCGCCCGCCTTGCGGAGATTGTCGAGCCGCTGGACGGCGTCCGCCGTGCTGATGCCCGCCCTGCCGCTGGGGTCGGCTAAACGCTCCAACACACCCTGCGCGATGACTTTCTGGGCGCCCGGCGCCGTGTCCTCAAACCACAGGCCGCCACCCACCCCGCCCTGCAGACTGTAGGAGGGCTTTTGCAGGCCCGACACCTCGGAACGGAAATCGGCTGCGGCTTTCTGCGCATTGACCCGGTTGAGCTGCGCCTGGGCGAAGGCCAGACCAAGGGCCGCCTCCGTCTGCGTCTTCATCTTGCCGGTGGTAAGGTCCATCACCGAGGCGAGGACCGTCTGGCTGTCCGACAGGCTCGACGTGCTGAGCTTGACCTTGTCCGTCGCCTCGTCGGCCTGCAGCAGCATCGACACCAGCGCGGAGCCGGCCGCCACGGCAACGCCCAGGCCGATGCCCCACGGGCCGGAAAGGAAACTGGCAAGGCCAGCCAGCTTGCCCTTGCTCCCTTCGGACGCCTGCGCGATCAGCGCGATCGCCGACGCGAGCTGCCCGGACTGCTGGGCAAATATGACGCTCAGCCGCGACCCGCTGGCGTAGCTGGCAAAGACGTCCTGGGCCTGGAAGCCGACCTGCTGCCATCCCGCACGCGCCAGACCGACATTCTTTGTCAGGTCAGCGGTCGCGGCCGATGTCTGGCGTGCGCCCTGGGCCACCCGCGCCTGCGCTTTCGCGGCCTGGTCTGCTGCCTGGGAAAGATCGCGGGCGGCATCGGCGGCGCCCTTTTCCGCAACGCCCAGGCTGTCCAGTTCGGCTTTGGACAGCTTGAGCTGCCCGACCAGACCGGACCCATCGGCCGTAAGGCGGACGCCAACGACAATATCTGTCATCGCGCACCCCGCGCAAATTCGTCGAGGGCCGCGCGTTCCATGATGCGGATGTCGTTGAACAAGGCCGGGGTCATCCCGACGCCCAGCATCTGCGCCGTCGGCTGGATCGCGGCGTAGTAAATGCCCAGGCGCAGGCCGGTCATGCCATGGCGCTCCCACTGGGTGCCCAGCGCGGCGAACAGGCTGAAGGCGGTCGCCTCATCGGGCGCCAGCGTGATTTCGCCGGGGCGATCCACTGTGCCGCCCAGCCGGTCCAGCATCCACTGGGGCATGATTGCGGCCTGTGTCATCGCGTCGTCCGACCTCCGGGTGGCGCCGCCGCGCCCGCTGGCCCAGGCGCGCGCGGCGGCTTTCAGTTTCCCGCGCGAACCTCGGCCCGGCCGGCGCGGCATGCGGCGTAGCCGGCAAGGATGGCGGCGAAGACGTTGGGGACGCGCAGCAAAGCGCGGAAATTATCCGCATTGAACGGCAGCGGCTCGCCATTGGCCCCAGCAACCAGGCGCCAGTCGCGAACGATCGGCGCCAGCGTACGCTGCATCAGGGAACTGGGCCTGCGCTCCGCATCGGCCTGCGCTTCCTGGGCGTCATCGCCCTCCGCCTGACCGGCAAGGACGATGGCCGTGGTGCGCCTGAAATCGTCGATCGCATCTTCGTCCAGCACGACGAAGCGCATCTCGATCCTGTTCTCGACGACGTCGCCGTCCTCGGTCACGCCGGGGAAGGTGACGGGCCACCAGACAAGGGCTTCGGAAACAACCTTGAACATGCACTGATCCTATTTTGCGGTGAGGGTAAGGTCGGCCGAGCCGCCTTCGACGGTGTGGGTCAGCGCCAGCGTCCACATGAGGGTATCGTCCTCATTGCTTTCGGTGATGTCCGTGACCTGGACCTTGGCGCTCGCCAGCTCGATGATGTTGCCCGCCGTCACGCCATGGGTGAACGACCAGTCCAGCAACGCGCCGGTGCGGAGCGACTGGATGAAGTTCTTCGTCGCAATGTCGGGCGCTTCGATCACGGCCGTCGACGTGAAGCTGTGATTACCGCGCCGGACATAACGCTTGCCGACCAGGTTGCGCATCGCCGTGGTGACACCGGCATCGGCGCGCCAGGAGCGGACAATGGCAGCGAAGCCGTCGAGCAGCATCTCGCTATTGTCGGTGTTGACCTCAACCGGCTGGATAAAGCGGCTCACATCCACGGCGCCCGGCGCCGTCTTGTCGAACGGCGTGGCGGCCGGGATCAGGCCCATCCAGTTGAAGCCAAAGAACGGATAGGCGCCCGCCGTGAAGTCCATGGTGAAATTGCCCACCATGCCGACTGCCTTGCGGCGCTGATCGCTCATGAAATCATATTGGGTGATGGAGGAGGCATTGGCGCCCGGCGCGGCGAAAAGCTGCACGGCGTCCGTGTCCGGCGTCAGCGTCGGCGCGGCCATGCCGCAAGCCTCCAGCAACTCCATCCAGGCGGGCGCGGTGCCGGCGTCGCCGGACCCGGCAATCTCGACCTCGTAGCTGTTCGTCCGCCGCTCATTGCTGGGCACGCTGGCGAGCGCGCCGAACACCCGCTGATCCAGATTGCGCTGGATGCGGTCCATGTCGACCGGCTTGCCCGAATAGTTGCGGGTCAGGATGCCATTGGCGGCGGCGGTCGGCGCGCTGTCCACGCCATAGGTCGCCTCCTTCTTCGCCAGGACGACGGCCACCCAATCAACCATTGCTCATTTCCTTCTGCTCTGCCGGCGCGACCGGAGCGGCTTCCACCGTCCCGGCGCCGTCGGAGGCCCATGCCCCCGGCTCGTCATTCGGATCAGACTTGTTCAACTCGGCCAGACGGCGGGCGCGGGCCGGGCCGCTGAACGGCAGGCCCCACTGGTCGAGCTGGCGGCCGGCGCCATCGACGGGGCGCGGCTGGGTCGGCTTTTCCTGCGTGGTTCTGGGCCGGAGGCGGCTCATTGACTTTCCTTCCTGATGTGACGAGAAGCGGTAAAGGAGACCGCCCAGACGGCTTGATTTCCCTCGATGGAAACCATCCTCCCCCCGACATATTCGCACGCGCCCGACGCTTCGGGATGCCGCCAGCCGAGCAGTGCGGCGATGACATTGTCGACATTCGTCTTCAGCGCCTCGCTCACCGATGCTTCGCGCCGGGCGCCGTCCACCACGATGACCACGGAGAAGGTCTCGCTGACCTTCTGGTCGATCACGCCGCTCAGACGATTGGCCTGGGCAGCTTCCCGTTCCGGCACGACGAAGAAGGCCGGGTTGGCGCGTGGCGCCTGGGACAGGCTGACGAATTCCAGCACGCCTTCGACGGGCTGGAGACCGGACGCCTTCAGGCAATCCACAATCGGCTGCTGGGCAATCACTGGCCGCCCTTCCCGAACAGATCGCGCAGGAAATCGCCGAGGACGTCGATAACTGACTGCCGTTCCGCATCGCCAAAGCCGACGAACTGGCGCCGGGGCATGACCACCTTCGCCACCAGCCGGCCGCCAAAAGACAGCGCCTTCGCCACGCGCGGCACGATGGTGCCGCCTTCATTGTGGATGCGGGCGTAACGCGCCGGGCCGGCGGTCTTCAGGACGCCGATCTGCGCGAAGTCCGAACCGAATTCCGGCACAACCGCATTTTGCAGATGACCGTCCAGGAACAGGAGTTTCCGGCCCGGATCGACATTGTCCCGTCGCTTCGCCCACGGCACGCCCATCGGATCGCGTTCCTGGGCGAAACGGTCGCGGACATGATCCAACCACTCGCCCGCGATCTCGCCCATGGGCTTGCGGAGATCGACACCCTCCGCAATGGCCCGCGACAAGGCCGCGTCGAGCGCGGCATCGTCCAGCTTGACGGTCAGGTCGATGCCCGCGCCCATCAGTAGCCCGGCAGCCCGTCAGAATAAGCACGGCGGCCCGGCGCGATCAGGATGGGATTGTCGCTGACGGCTTCGGCCGGCGCGGTCCCGGCCGGGATCGGCATGGCGCCGGACTGGATACGCTCCAGCATGCGCAGCGACTGTTTGGCCTGGTCGGCCACGCCATCCGGCGCGCCGCGCGGATACAGCTCCGCCCGCGCCAGATCGCCCACGATCTTCTTGACGATCAGCGGGACGTCCGACAGCGGCACGGCATAGCGCGCGGCGACGTGCGCGTCGGCCACCGCCTGGGCATTGGTCAGCGCCGAAACCAGCAGCGCGCGGTCGATCCGGCCGCCGCCGTCCGCATCGGTCATGGCCACCACTTCGGGCAGGCCGAAACGGTCCACGAACTCGGCGATGGTGAGATAAGGCGTTCCCCCGCCCGGCATTGCCCACGCCGCGTCGATGACGATGATCTCCAGCTCCGCCTCGGCCCGCTGGCCGTCCGCATCGTCAGCAATGGCGGTGACAAGGTAACGCTCGCCATCCGTCCCCCCGGAGATGGCGAGCGTCAGCGCACCGGCAAACAGCGTGGGCACGACATCCAACGCTGCGGCGCCCGAAACCAACCCCCTGGCTTCGGCCTCGACCGAATGCAGCGCCGTGATCGTCGCCACACCATTGAAGGTGAGCGACTGGCGCAGTGTCTCGGACGGCTGTTTCAGGAGCGTTTCAAGCCGCATGAACATTCGCTGCGAAGAAGAAGGCCGATCCGGCAACGATCAGCCAAAGCGTCAGCGCAAGGCAGAAGATGCCGTAGCCGGTGTCGAAAAGACGGGATGGCCAACGCACCTCTACGCGGCCCGGCATGGCAGCAGCAGCCCCCAGCATGATCAGCAGGCCAAGGGCCGACAGGGCCACAGCCGCGCAGAGAAGAGGCGACATCATCTCGCCGCCGCCTTCGCCTTGCGGGTCGCCTTGGCGGGCACGGTTGCCTGTTCTGCGGCCTGCGGCTTCGGTTCGGCCGATTGCGACGGCGCATCGACTGGCGGCAGAAGCGCGGCCGGGATTTCGGGCGGCAACAGGCGCCCTTCCGAAAGTCGTACCGTCAATTCGTCCAGCAGCTGGTGATTGGAGAAGTCCGCCAGCACCTGTTCGGCATCGTCAGGCAGCCCCTCGCCTGGGAAGAAGACCAGGCCGGTCAGATCTTCGATCGCCGACGTCAGGGCATAACGGTCGGTAATCGCCACCACGCCGATCGGCGGCATGGACTGGGCCGAGCCGCCCTCCGCTCCATCCTCCGCTTCGCATTCCAGCTCCACTGTGGCGTCTTCATCGGTTTCCCCGATCGCACCAAGCTTCATCAAGCGATCAGCATTGAATGGAGCGAGAGCGACAATCTCGCCGGGCGGGATCGGCCGCGAGCGGGCTTCGTCCTTGCGCTTCAGGCCGTGGAGGCAGGTCAGAACCTCATAATTCTTCATGGATTTCTCTCCGCCGGAGGAAAATCGGGCGGGAGCGATGCAGCGCCCCCGCCCGACCAGAGCGCTGGATCAGAGCGCGCCCTGGAACAGGAAGCCGGCGTCGGCGCCGACCAGTTCGGCCGAGAATTCGTCGAGACAGTCATTCTTCCAGCTGCGGACGTCGCCGTCGTAGCGTGCCGCTTCGACCAGCGGGTGGTTGAG